AACCACCAGTTCCACCACCGCCACCACCTGATGAAGTTATAGTTGAACCGCCAACAATTGTTGAATTAGAGCCAGTAGCTCCTGCGCCCTCACTTGTAGGACTTGCCCCACCTGCGCCTACAGTGACTGTAATGCTAGAGCCAAGAGTAACAGCATACCCAGTTGCTGTTAACAACCCCCCTGCACCACCACCTCCGCAAGCGGAAAAGCCACCAGTAGAAGTACAAGTTCCACCCCCGCCACCGCCAGCCACGACAAGGTACTCCACCGTTGTTACAGGTGAATTGATTCCAGTCAAACCAGCGGAAAGAACTCCGCCAACTTTAGTAAGAGACATGAAAGCCTCCTATTAGGTTGGGACTGTGCCCGTGATGGACTCTAATGTGACCGTGAAGTTGATTGCGCTTGCGGTGCCGGGGATCACGCCCACAGACTGACCATCAGTAATGTAAAACGATGTCGTTTTATCAACCAAAATAACTGATGAGTTTGGTGGAACGCTGACCTGATACGCAATGTAGTACAGCGTACCGCTTGCAAACGTAGCGTTGTTTGCAATAGCAAGACTAGCTGTAGCCGCAGAAGATGTCACGTTAGAAGCCACAACGCTTGTGATGCGGTTTACAGTGCCAGAGGCTGGCGTCAAACCAGTCACTGCTGTGCTTGTGTTTGTAATAAAAGCCGCATTACCCGCCGCTTGTGATGTGGAAGATGGCGTAACGTAAGCACTAATGCCAACGATCTGCGTTACGCCTACGATGTTTGTATTTGCCATGTTGACTCCTTAGAACCCGAAGATCATCGCCATCGCGATGGATTTGCCTGTTGAAATGCCAGCAGTTCCCCATTCGGGTGCTGTAGCGCCGCTATTCATAACCAATGCCTGACCAGCCGTACCTTTAGCCAACCGCACGTTGTCTGTGCCGTTGTAGTAAATTGTATCGCCTTGGGTTGTTGTAGGAGCCAGCGCATCAAACGCTGCTGTCGCTGTAGTCTGTCCTGTACCGCCGCTTGAGATGGGGACTGTGCTGATGGGAAGGGTAGACCCAACTTTGACAAAATCAGAGCCATTCCATGCCGCCAAACATTTTTCTGCAGCAGCAATCGTAATGCCTGTTGTAGGTCCAGTGACACCTTTCAATACAACCGCAGCATCGGATTGGTTGTCAACAATATAGGCCTTGCTTGAATTAGGCGCTAAGATATTTCTAGAAACCCCCGGAGTACCCGTTGGAATCAAAATCGCTTTACGTGCTTCATTAGAAGCACCTGATCCTGTTGTAGAAAGTGTCCAGTTACCGGAAGTTACACTCGCTGTTGCTACACCCGCAATCGCATCTTCTTCAAGCTGCGTAATAGAGTTATTGACGGTGTCGCCCCACGTACCGGACAGTTCTCCGGTAACCGGAAGGGCAAAACCCAGTAGTGTTGTATATTGCGTCGTCATTTAAAACTCCTAAGTTGGAATATCTGTCCATCCGGGGTTTTGTGTGGTATCCACATCGCCCCAACCCGGTGTCTGCGAATCATTAATCACTGTCCACCCCCGAATAAATACAGTTCCAATTTGTCCAGTACCTTGCACCCCAACTGGGATTACAGTGTCGCTAACTTTAACTGAAACTGTGCCTACCTGTCCAGTGCCTTGAACGCCAATTAAGGTTTTAATTACCTTTGCAACCGCTGTTCCGACACTACCCGTACCTACTACACCTGTTGGTGTTGCTCCGCCGTTATAAACAAGCGTTACGCTGCCAACAGAACCTAAACCTTGAACACCCGTTGGGATAATGGTTTCGCTCACATTGATTTGAACGCTACCAACATTACCCGTACCCAATACACCGGCTGGTGTGAACTGCACATACGGAACTGTAGTACCTACAGCGCCTGTGCCCTGAACCCCAGTAACCGTGATTGTTCTACCAACTCGAAGAATTGGCGTACCAATCTGACCCGTGCCCTCAACACCAATCGGTATGATGAAATCATCAACGTTGACTTCAAAGTTACCAATCTGTCCAACACCCTGCACACCCGTTGGCGTGTAAACGACTGTAGCCCTTACATCACCAATAGACCCACTAGCCGACACGCCCGTGAGCGTGAAATTAACTTTTGGCAGGGTTGTTCCAACCGCACCCGTACCAGAGACGCCTGTAGGAACAAACGTAACCGATACCGAAATACCCACCGTTCCAACCGCACCTGTACCTTGTACAGAAATACTGCCAGCGCCCCATGGAGAAACGCCCCAGCCTTGGCTACCCCAGCCGTCAAGCGGGACAACTACGCCTTGCCCGCCCCAGCCGTTGTCACCCCAAGCATATTCGCCCCATGAAGACACTTCAACTCACTTACGCAATACGAATGATCGCAGTTGCAGCAGCCGCAGTTGGAAATTGAATCGTGAAGTCACCAGAACTTACTTGCTGGTCGCCACCAAAGCTCAAAACCGCACAAGCTGCACCAGAAGCTGTAGAGTTGTAAATCAACGCACCGCTGGTAGTGAACGTTGCAGAAGACCATGTGGTGTCTGAAAAGTCACAGATAGCAGTTGTGCCGTCAGCCACAGGGGTGACAGAAACTAATGTATTACCGGGGCGTGTGTAGCCCGTTGCCGTAGCCAACTCATCTGCACCCATCTGGGAGTAGTTGGTCGTAGCCGCGCCGTATGTGCCAGAGCCAGAAGCCGTGGATACAAACAAGGCAATCTTGAATGTGTCGCCCGTGCTGGCCGTAAAGTTGTGGACGGCCTTCAGAATTTCTACCTTGAAGCTGGTAGGCATTGCCGTAGTGATAGTAATAGCCATTTTATATCTCCAATAGAGTTACAAGTTCAGAATGCCCCGCTTCACGGAGACGGTTAGCTAGAGTCGTGTTATTCGACTCAATTGCGCGTTTCATGTAGAACACCAACACACCACGGATATGTTCACGAAAAGCTTGAGCCTGATCGCGAATAGCCGGATGGGACTGATCCCCAACATAAATAATTCTATTCAAAGCTTGATCAGCAAGCTCTTCTGGATTAAAGCCACGAAAATCGACCTTGTGCACCAGCACATTGCCAATTTCCCCAGCAGATTCCGTTGCAAACATTATGTGATCCTTATAAGAGCGGTTTCTGGATCATCAGTAGGTAACTGAATGATGAATTCCTGACCAAGCATAGTCTGGTCAATACCAAAGTTCAACACCCCCACCGACTTATTGCTCTTTGAAGAGTTGTAAATCAATGCGCCACGTGTTGCAAACGTAGAGCCGGGCCATGCGGGATTGGTAAAACTAACATACGCAATACCCAAGCCCAAATTAACGGTAACATTTAGCAAGATTTGACCCGGTGCGGTGTATCCTGTTCCAGATACCTCCCCCACGCTGGTGTATACGGTCGTAGTGGGGCCCAGCACGGCTGAAGAAGTGTAGAGCGCAATCTTAAACACATCTGTCTGAAAATCATGCACACCAAGGAGCAATTGCTCCTTAAAACTGTCGGTAAGTCCTGCTGTAATCATGCGTTATCTCACCGGTAATTTGACTTGACCATCGCGATAAGCATCGCCACGTTGCTTGCCATCGCCCAAATTCTTCAAGAGCATCAGTGCTTCTTTGTACTTCGTATCGTACAGCACCATCATGTCCTGCTCACCCTTCATAAAGGTATACGCCTCAACCAGCGCGCCATACAAGAGCGCTGAGTCAAAGTTGTCACCCAACCATGAATTTTCAGAATCTACAATAGATTCTGGGTAGTAGTAATAATGCAACTCGGCATAGTAACTAGCATCTGGTGTTGGACCAATGATAAAAGACAACTCAGTTTCATTAGTAGACTGTGGGCCAAAAATAGCATAGTACTTGGGCACAGCGATATCGCGAGGATTTGGATAAACTTCGCGGATGAAGTTGACGTCTTTGTTTAACAAGTACGTGTAGTCGCCTTGAAAAGTGACAGTACCGTTTACTGTGCCACTATTGGCCACAGTCAGCGTAATCGTAGTGCCGTTAATCAAAGAAACAATGGCCTCTGTGCCAATGTTTGATCCGGAAACATATTGACCCACCACAATTCCAGAAGCGCTTGCAACCGTAATTGTTGTTTGTCCAGAAGTACCTGTTGCTGTAGTGGTAACGAATGGATAAACAGCCAGCGAATAACTGGACAAGTAGTCTGTAGGGCATGACAAATACTTGTTGCCGGCAGTCAAAGAACCTGTGACGTTCTTGCGCAAGTTGGCAATCTGCACCGAGTTGTAAATGCGCTGCTCTGCTTGCTTTGTAAACGTGGCTAAATTAGTGGCAGTGAAGCTCTGATTTTCCGTGTAAGCAATGATCGCAGCTTTTAATTCCGTGTATGTCATATGATGCTCGTTTTGACCGGTGAAAGCACCGCAGCAGCCCACAAAGGCTTCGCATAAGGCATCGGCATCATCCCAATACTTGCAAACGAAGTATCAGCCGTGAACCCGACGTAGACGGTAACCGCAAGTCTACTCTCTGGGCGAGGCTGTTGCAAGGCCTGTGGCTCATTTATCGTGCGTTTTGGCTCCAACTGTGGATGCTTGGGCTCATAGCACTCAGGACAAACTTTAAAGCCTGTCCATTCCTTGATAAGCGTATTGAGTTTGTACCGTTGGCCACACCTGTCGCACAGCGCAATTGCAAATTTGCCTGATACATAGGCCATGGCTTACCTCTGCGTGTACGTAGGTACCACAAAGAAGCCCGAACGCTCACGGTCTTCAGAAGCTGCACGCATAAACTCTTCTTCGTACATCTGCTTAAGCAGCATGACGCGGTCCGGCGCTTTCTTGACTGACAGATAGTACGCTAAAGCGGCTACCAAGCAGGGCAGGAAACGGAAAGAGATGTCAGCAGTGTTAGTAAAACCGCCCGCATTATCCATGCGGCGAATAGCATAGTAGACAAAGGTCCAAGTCTGCGTCGCATCAGGAGATGGATACAGAAACACCTTAGCCGGCACTGTGCGTTGAATGTAGTACTGCGCAGGACGTGACTGGGTCAACTTGTTAGGCACGTGGAGCCACTCAGCGCGGCCTATGCGGTCAATTGTGATG